TACAAAGCACTTGCTCTTCGCCTTGAAGATGAAAAAGATGAGCGCGGCGATTTGGGGACCAACTACACCAAAGGTGCTATGAAGGCCGCTGGTGTTGATGCTACCAAAGCCGCAACTGATCCAATGTACTCAACCGCTTCTCTGACTGGTTCTGATTGGGTAGGCACTTCCTACTCACGCGAACTCTGGCAGAGCATCCGCAGCAACGCAAACGTAGCGTCCCGCATCCCAACCGCTATTGTCGAAGATGGATATTCGAGCAAGTATTTCCCGCTTGAGAGTTCCGACCCGACCTGGTACAAAGTTCCAGAAGCAACTGCTTCTGATGCAACCCTTGACCAACCGGCGACCACGATCACCGCTTCCCAAATGGCTACTGCAACCAAGCAACTCAGCCTGGTAAAGATGGGCGCTCGCGTTATGTACACCGGCGAACTGGTAGAAGATAGCCTTATCAGTTTTGTTCCGCAACTTCGCCAACAGTTAGCTGCCTCCGGTCAGGAACAATTTGACCACGCCGTCATTGATGGCGATACCGAAACCAGCGCAAGCACGAACATCAACGCAATCGACACAACCCCAGGCACTGGCATTACTCAGCAAACCTATTTGCTGGTTGATGGCTTCCGTAAACTCGCCCTGATCACCAACCCCGCAAACTCGCGGGACGGTGGCGCTCTTGATATTGGCGATTACGTTGACACCATGAAACTCATGGGAACCGCTGGAATGGCTGCCGCTGATATGGCAAAAGTTTCCTTCATCGTTGACCCTAACGTCCATTACGCAAACATGAAACTTGCCGAAGCACTGACGAAAGACGTTTACAGTGGCGCAACCTTTGAAAACGGCTTCCTGAAACGCGCCTATGGCGTTGAGATCATCCCCTCCTGGCAGATGCACAATGTATCTGCTAAACGCATGGCCAACGCCGCTGGTGTGATTGATGCTGACACCGATGCCAACAACACCAAAGGCGCAATCCTTTGTGTACGCTGGGATCAGTGGAAGCTCGCTTACAAACGCCGCATGACGATGGAAGTGACCCGCATCGCCAACGCTGACTCTTGGGAGATCGTAGCTCTTGCACGTTGGGGCTTGGCTTACCGAGACACAGAAGCAAGCGCGATCTCTTATAACATCACAGTTTAATTTTATGCTGGAAGCGGGGGGCTTACCCGCCCCCCGTCTAGGCAAAGGAGTAACATAATGGGTAATTTATACACACTCAAGAAAGGCGTAGCCACTATTAGCGATATGAAAGATGGCCTCAGTGGTACGTTTGGAATAGGTGACGGGCAAGTGTTCTATGTTGATCCTGGCAATGGAACGGCAGGGGCATCTGGCTCAAGTCCCACTGACGCATTTTCAACGATGCAAGCAGGAGTTGATGCCTGCGTATCAGGGCGAGGCGATGTTATTATGCGATTGCCTGGTGGCGAAGAAGTGTCTACGCCAGTCCTGTTCAATAAAAACGGGATTTACGTCAAAGCTGTAACCTATGGCGTGAGTCCTTTTGCTAGTGGAGAGTTATTTTCCACTTATGGAGCGGTTGCACTAACAGACGAACCCGCTGCGATTGTTTCTGCTAGATGCACTTTAGACGGTCTGGGTTTTGTCAGTTACGATGCAGGCGCAACGTTTACTGATGGGGCAGCTCTGAGAATCGGCGTTGAGGGGTTGGCTGGCCCATTTGGAACGCACATTACAAATTGCCGCTTCCCGAAGTGGGGCGTTGCAAATCGAATCGGCATCTCTGTTGAAGGAACATCCGATACACTGATCGATCATTGCAGCTTTGAAGGCGTTGGCTCTGCGTTAGCTATTGGCATTTATGCCAAAGGCGCGTGCGAGAACTTGACAATCACAGACAACCATTTCCGCCAAGTTACTTTCGCTGTAAGTTTCGGTGATTTTGCTGGCGGTGGCCCTCACCTGCTTTTGGCAAGAAATGTGACAGAGGACGGCAAATTGCTAACCGCAACGACTGCTGCCACTGGTATGGTTTACGACAACTGGTGCGAAGGTGCAACGGATACTGGAAGCTATGGGGACACTGTTGACAACTACAACACCCTTGGCTTAGTCTTTTCTGGTCAGCACTACGCAGAGTAATAAATAAAAGGGCGGGTGAAATTCCCGCCCACATTTGGAGTAATAGTATGTATATCAAATTTAATCAAAAGTACGATGGTCACAAAGTTGGTGACGTGGCTGATCTGAGCGTTGGTTTTGCTGAATCTCTTATTGAGAAGAAGCGAGCGCTCGCCACAGAAGACCCTGTGACCGATCTAGAAAAACCCAAGAAACCCAAGAAATAAGGGAGCTGCTATGAAAGATATTGTATTAGAAATCACTACAAGCGGAACAGGAGCGGCAACGGTAAACGCTAACGCGGCTGTAGTTGGCAAATTGTACGCAATCAAGTACATGCCTGGAACGATAGCCACAGGCGCAACCATTACTGTCACCTGTCAGGACGGCGCATCTAAACCGCTCTTGACTAAAGCAAACGCAGGAACAGCGGATAGCTGGTATTACCCGCGTGACCTTGTTCACGCAGTAGCGGACGGAGCCGCGCTAACCGGAACGGCTGGCGGCGACCGAGCTTGCCCGATTGTATCGGGTCGCCCGCGTGTTGTTGTGGCTTCTGGCGGCTCAACAGTTTCTGGCTCGGTAACTTTATATTACGAATAACATGCTTGTACCGCGTCTATACGTCAACGGTTTCCCGAAGTCTGGCTTACACCTTGCTGAGTGCATGGTAAAACAGATGTTCAAACCAGTTAGAAAGAAAAACAACTGGTGGGGAACGAACGCATGGACAACGGAACGGTATGGAATGGACGGTGATTATCTCTGGGCTTCAAAGCTGGCTTCGATCAACCCGGGACAGTATATGAAAGGTCATTCAGGGTATACATCGAAACTACACGGCGCACTAGCCGACTTGAACGTGTCAATGGTGCTGATATACAGAGACTTGCGCGATGTTGTAGTCAGTCAGGCACACCATATAACAAACTCTGGCAAAACGGGATCAGACGCCGACCTGTGGCACCCAGAGCCGGAACTTTACAAAGGCGACTTCGAGCATGTAATGAAACTCATCATTGAAGGCGTTGGCAAGTATGACAGCATCTTTGAGAGATGGGACACATTCGCACCCTGGCTGGAACACGATGGAATTTTCCCGATCACGTTCAGGGAAATGCTCAGAAAGCCAGAGAGAGCCGCAAATAGGTTCTTTGATTACGCTGTAGGTGTTGCGATGGGTCAGGATGTTTATATCGACAAAGATATAAAGAAACAAATAGTAGATGACCTTGTAGGGATGCTTAAAAGCAGATCGTCAATCACCTACCGTCAAGGTAAAACAGGAACATGGAAGGATGCCTTTACTCCTGAGATTACTGAGTTATTCAAAGCGCATGATAAGAAGAACGTACTTGTCAATCTAGGCTTTGAGAAGGATGACAGATGGCACTAAGAAACTCTTACGCAACCAGAGCGAGTTTTCTGCGATGGGTAACACCGCAGAATATAGACGCGGATATTATTGACGATCAGGTGATTGACAGTATCCTGGAAGCGACAAGCCGCTATATAGATGGGCAGACGCACCGCAAATTCTATCCACGCGTTGAGACACGCTACTTTGATGTGCCTGGAACAAGGGAGCTTGAGATAGACGGCGACCTGTTGGCGGTGACCACGCTCACGAATGGAAATGATGCCACGATAGCAAGCACAGAATATAACCTGTTCCCTAGAAATGCAACCCCTTATCTCGGGCTAAAGCTGATCGCTTCGAGTTCCTATAGTTGGGCTTCTGATTCTAGTGGTAACACTGAATGGGTCATTGACGTGCTTGGCGAGTGGGGTTATCACGATGATTACGCAGACAACGGCTGGACGCTGGCCGGTACGCTTGGCGCAGCGATAAGTGACACGACAACAAAAGCCTTTACCGCAACCGCTGGACATTCCTTGGTTGCAGGGCAGATCATAAAGATAGGAAGCGAGATACAAATAATAGATTCTATTTCTTCAACAGGTACGACCATCACGCCTATTGCGCGCGGAGATAACGGAAGCACCGCTGCAACGCATGACAACGCAACAAGTATCTATATATGGAACCCGCAGCCAGAAATAGAGCAGGCGACAAAACTTATCGCTCAATCTATTTACAGGCGCTTTGGACACCCTAACCAATCAGATGAAAGCATCGTCACCGCTTCGGGTGTAGTTATCACCCCCAAAGATGTCCCGGGTCTTGCGGCAGTAATAATCAAAACTTATCAGAGGCTCACTTAATGGCCGGAGTAAAGATAGCAACCGTATTTGACAGCATCTCTAAACTGAGCGTGAATGGCGTTTCAATCAAAGATGTTGACCAGATACCAGAAGAAGTATTGAGCAGGCACTGCCCTGTTATGTTTCCGGACCCAAGCAGCCCCGTTTCAAATGTGCGCGTTGAGCCTCAGTCATTCGGCGCTGGTACGGCAGGCAAGAACAATGTGCTTTATACGCTGAATTATGTTTATATTCATGCGCCCGTTGGGAGTGATAGATATATCACAAAGAACGTGAGTGCTATGGTGGCAAAGTTCGCCCTGGTAATGAACGCTCTAATCGCTAACGATTCTGTGACAGGCGCGGTAGATATTGAGCCGAAGCTGGCCGGAGAGTTCGGGGTAGTCGAAGATGCAGTAGGCAATAAGTTCTGGGGCTTCATGCTTGCAATTGATGTCATAGAATTTTACGAGGTGTAGTTATGGCAGGTAGAACAGTATTAAAACACACAAGAGTTTATGTAGATGGATATGATATG